GCATCTTTTCTATTTCAAAAGCAATCTCTGCTTGCTTCACCTTCATCTTGCCCTCCGTCTCCGCGTTAATTTTCTGCAAGGCGGCTTGAGCAGCCATCTGCTGCGACTGCATCTGTGACTGCAACTGCACTTGTTGCTGCTGCATAGCCATAGCGTCATCCTTTTCTTGCTTCTTCTGTCGCTTCAGCTTAAGAAGTTGGTTAGCCAACTTAAGGTTTTTAATCTCACGGATATCAATGGCGTCCTCCAAGTTGATATCGTTTTTAGATAACGCCATCTGGATATTGGATTCGAGCTGCGCCTTCTCTTCTTCGTCAGGAGACATCTCGATGAAGATTCCAAAATCGTAGATATACAAGTCCTTAATCTGATTCAAGATAGAGACGTTGTACCTGCCAATCTGGTTTGTAAACTCCTCGGTAAAGTCTGCGTATTCTAAGATGTCAGAAATTCTGTACGAAAGAGCTTCTGCCAACGCTCGAGCTACGTAAAGGCTGCCGTCCAAGATGTGTCTGGTAGCTACGTTTGAGTTGAGCGCCGCCAACTTCTGAACTCCAACCAAAGCGTTAGGGTCAGGCGTGGAGCCATCCCTAGCCTCGTTAAGACCCGTAATGTCACGAATCATATTGAGGTAATGGTTGTAGTTATTGATAAGCGCACTAATCTTCGACTGACCCGAATTGCTAGTAAGCTGCTGGATAGGTACTCTAGCGTTATTGAACTCGCCATCTTGCGTATAGCTACGCCCCACTACGCTACCCGTTTGGAAGTACAGCCGCAAGGCGTCTTCTGGATTGTACGCATTTCCCGTTCCGAGGTCGACTTCGTTGAGGCCGTCCGCATCAATAAAGACGCCGTCAGGAACAATACGCGACATAACCTGCTGTAGCTTCAGGTGAGTGATTTGAATCTGGTCAGCCAGAGGAATCATACGGCGAACCAAAGACTCAATAACTCCTTTGTACATACGTGGTGCTACAGCAATATAGTTAGGGATGGCGTGCTGAGAAGCAGACTTAGGACGAACCATATTCTCCATCATCTCCCACTTAAGCATAATATCCGTACCCATAACCATAATGCCGTCATACCAGACGTCAATGGTTTTCTCTACGCGCTCAAACCTCCCTTCTTCCATCATCTCTGGCGGTGGGTTGAAGCCTTCATCTTTTTCGATTACTCGAGTACCGCCCGCCTCTGTGACCTTGCGCTTGTAGACAAACTTCTTAGTCGTCTTATAGTTGAAGTAAAGAAGTGTAGCTGTATTGTCCTTAAATACGCTGTTGTCATAAAACTGCGCTACGTTGTAGTAGTCGTACCAGCTCTGAGAGTATTTAGAAATCTCTTGAAGGTCTTCGTTAGTAAGCGAAGGGTCAATCTTCAAAAGCTCCGTAATTGGGACCGTCTTAATTTCCCCCCAGTAAAAGCAGTCCTTAAACTGCGGGTCTTCCGTGTAGCTGTACACTACGTTAGCGGGGTCTACGTAGTCAATTTTTACGCCTGTACCGGGAAGGAACTGGTGCTTAACCATACCTACGCCAAGGGTAGTGACGTCGTAATCGACTCGCTTTCTCGTGTCCTTGTAGTGGTTATCCTCAAGCAGCGTATTGATGGCTTCTTCCTCAGCAATCTCAATAGCGGGCTTGTAGTTAAGCTGCATATACAAAGAAAGCTCCTCGTCAGAAGAAGGCAACTCGTCAGGATTGGTGACAAAAGGGTCTACCTGAAATTCGTCCTTTACCTTGAGCAGCAAATCCTTTGCTACCATCTGGGCCTCGACTAAATCTTGGTACTTATTTCTTTTGGCAGACGACATAGCGTCTTGAGCGTATGCTTTGACATCAAACAAGCGGTCAGACATACCGTTGACTACGATATCTACAAACTTGGGAAGGATAGGTATCGGAGTCCAGTCCAAATTCAAGTACGAAAGGTCGCCGTCGACAGCGAGTTCGTTCTTGTACTTAGCAATAGATTGTTCTCCGCGAGCATAGAGGCGCATACGGTGAAAGTCACGCCACTGGTCGTAATACCTACATCCATTCCCGTCACGCCTAAACCACTCATACTGAATGGCTTGACCTACTTGTAGACCGAATTCAAACGAAGCCTTTTCTTCATCTGAAACGAACGTATTGGGAAACGAAGCAGATGCTATGTTTAGTTTAACATCCTTCATTATGAAATTAGCTCACTAATAGTACCATTATTTTTATACCTAGCAAAGTTAATCGTTATTTTACTTTGTTTTTGCTCAGGCAAATACGCGTGTTTTTGGTTCGCCATAATGGCTAGTCCGGAGCTAATTGTAGCGTCAAACTTAGTTCTGTTGTTGATGTCAAATTTAGCCCAGTCTTCGAGTGTTCGAGTAAACGGCATAGACCCCATCTCGTCAGCGGCTCTGTAGGTTTGTTCTAAATCTATGCCTACATACTTTTCAATATATGATTCGATAGCGGAAGCGTGCGATTGCTTAACGTCTTCCGAGCTATTGGGTATGCCGCCCAGTTCCTTTTCCGTCTTGGAAAGCTTAGTAGAGTGCTTATCTGGTCGGTTCATAGAAAATCTTCTATACCCCCTGTTTTTGAAATGGTACAGTAGGCGAGGCTTATTATTTTCCGAAAGGATAGGCATACCGTAAAAAATGCACGCCATCAATACTTCTTCGAAAAATATTTCTGCCGTTTGGGGGCGAGCTATGTACTGCAAAAAAAATTCATTAGTAGGCGCTTCGTCCATATGGTACTTCGTCATTCCGTGAAGCGAGCCATTTGAACCCCTTCCTCCTACTACGCCAGATATATCGTAAGGGTCGCAGCCAAAGGAACCTATATGCTCGTTACCGGGATATTTTACGCCGTTACGAACAACGACCTTGTTTTGCAGGTGCGCGGGCGGAAGCCAGCTCACCAAAAACCTGCCGTTGCGGTCGGGCGTCCACACCACCTTGCTGTCTTTTTCTCCATTGAGCCACTTGAAGCTGCCTCGCGTCAAGAAATGCTCCTTAATCATAGAGTCGTTATAGTCTATCTGCTGATAAATTTTCGTGAGGTTGAAAAGCGACTGTCGGCTTTCGTCTCTAAAAGCGTGCGACTCCGTGCGAGGGAACTGCCTGTAAAATTCGTTTAAAGCGTCGGCGTCGTTCTTAAGTGAAGCTACCTCGTTTTCCCAGTAGTCGATAGCTCCTATACGAATCTTCCCACGGTCACTGCCAATTACAGCTTCGTTAGGTGTCCTAAATACGGGCATACCATACAAATCGATATATCCCTCAAAGTTCCACTCCATAGGGATAAATAAAGAGTACATACCGCTTTTTGTCTGACCGTTGGCGTTTCTAATGGTAACATCGGACTGGGTATACAAATCTTTGTAGTTGCCACCGCCTTTACTCAAAGCGTTCGACGTAGAACCCATCATACACTTACCGATAATGCGACTACCTAGTCTTAAGCACGTCTTGGTAACGCGCCAGTTATTCAAGATATTTTCAGGCTTTTCCCATTTACCGCTTTCGTCGTGAACCAACAGCAAAAGCTTCTCGCCGTCGTAGCTGTTGTCAGCCGTGTTCTTCCAGTCGATAGTCGTATCCAAGCCCTCCATATCGTCATCAAGGACTTCGTGCATATTCTTCTTGGTAATTTTAGAAGCTGGGACGCGATACGCGAGTTCCGTCTTAGGCTTGTCCATACCGTCCTGAACTGGCTTAAAGAAGAACGGATAATTGCTCGATATAGGAACGACTTTGTCGGTAAACATTTTTTTGGCATCGGCACCTGTTTTTGAAAGGATTCCAACTCTTGAGTCCCTCGCAAGCGTAGCGATGTTTACGGCTTCCGAAGAACCCATAAAAGAAAAACCTGAACGTCGAATCTTTAGGTAGCACATACCAAAACACCTGTCGTCAGCTTTGCAAGCTTCCCAAAACAAAAAGAAAATACGGTTTGCCTCACGATAGTCAGGATATCCCACGTCAATCTTCGTCCACTGCAGGTACGAATAGTGAGCGCCCGTTATGTAGGTAGGACGACCGTTATTCATAAACCAATTGCCCTGTTCCCTGGAATCGAATTCAAATTCGATATACTCTATCCATCGGCTTTTAAAATCAGCGGGCATATCATTCCACTGAAAGATGCTTTTGATACGAGACAGTTCCTTTGGGATATCAAAGCGCTCCCAGTACTGCTCAGAATATTTTTTGCTTCGCGAGTATACTTCTTTGGGCTTTGCTGGAAGGCCAATTACTAGGTTTTGAATCTTTACTACCTCCCCCAGCGTGCCGTCTTTAGATATGATGACAAGGTCATATTTTTCATCATAGCCATATACCCAAGACTTAGCCTTGTTTTTTGTCTTTACTACGCTCTTAGGAACGAAGTCTTCTAAGACCTCTACAAGTTTATTTTGACCTCCTTTCTGCAAAGCCGTTCTTGGTGTTTACTAGTTTGTTAGAAGAATTATTCATAATCTCCAAGCTCTCTTTCTCCTGCTCAATCCTGTTGAGTATTTCAAAAGCGTCAAAGACCGCTAGCTTCTTAGTGGCGGCCGCATTTTTCAATCTGTCTGCCGCCAACTCGTCGTCAGGGTCGGGCTTGATGATGTCTTCTTTAGCCACCTTTATGAGTTGCTCTACGGCAATCCTGCCAGCATCAATGATTCGTTGCTTGATGTCTTTGCTCATAAAACGGCGGCTATGCTATTAGTAAACATACGATATATTTTTTTGCCGTCGATTTCGAATTCGTACTCGCTATCTGGCGTAAAATGAACCGTATCCCCTTCTTGTACCCCAAGCGCACAAAGCTCTTCATTGGAGTATACCAGCTTACCTATTAGGGGTTGCTCAGTCTGAGTAGAGTATATCCAAGTAGACTCTAATGACACGGGTTCTACAAAGCAATACTTGCCGTGCGTCTTCCAATTGCCCGGTTGTCCATACAAAAAATATTGGTCAGGCTCCACAAAAAAAAGGTTGCCTTTGAGCCAACTGCGTCCGCTCTTTTGGACGCCGTACATATTGTAATAATACTTGAAGACGTTATGATGAACGATGAGGATATCACCCACCTTAACGTCTCCAGAATAATTTAAAGGAAGAGAAACTACGACCGCTTCGCGAGCAGAAGCTTTATGGTCTTCTTGAGAAGTGCTAGTAATAAAACTCTTGCCAGCTACTTCCTTTTCGTTGTTGTATCTCTTTTCGTCTTTCGGTCTAACTAAAAAAGCGTTTGTCGCCTTCATCAAAAGTTGATATTAAACTCTAAGGATATAGGTACGGATTGGCTGAATTGTTTCCACAAAACAACCTCACCGTCTTTCTCTATCCAGATTTGGATTGAACTTGATTTTTCGTCGTGACGAATTAGGTGAATAGTATGGCTTCCGCCCAAAACCTGTTGGCCTTGCAAATAGTGCATAGCGCCCCCTTTGTAGTCGGGGCCAACAGATATCTTCCTAATCACTAGTCTATTTGAGTTACAATAAAGCTGACGTGCTTTACTTCAAAGTCTGTATCGCTAGTTGAGTTTTTAAAATTCAACTTAATTGTTTGCCCGCCTATTCCGCCATAAATAGAAGATGAAACTATCTGAACGTAATCTCCGCCAGAACTCGTAGTAACGTCTTCTTCGCTTCCGGTAACAGGAGTTCCGCTTATGTCTACTCTTAAATGTATGTTTTGATTGTTAGCGCCCCCAATAGTGGCTACCACATCAAACTTATAAGAACCAGGAGGAACTCCTTCTTCAAAAAGTAAATTTTCAGTATCTGAAGAAAGCTCGATTCCGTCAGAAAATACATTTAGCGCCAAAGGAACCGAACTTGCTCCCCAAGTGTTCATTGTATTTACAACTTGATTATGCGGTGAGGTTCCAGCGTAATAAGCCGCTCCATAATAACTGACTGCGGTAGCCGACGACAACGAGTCAACACGGATATTTTTCGTGCTGTTATTATCGCTTGCGTCAGTAACGACAATTAAATCCGAAGGGCTCGGACTTACGATGTCATATGATTGAATCTTGGGCATCAGTCCTTTCTGCTGCGTCCAAGCACGACGGCTTGAAGGATTCGCTTCAATACATTGACGACTTTATCGTCCTTTTTTGTTTCAGTCAAGGCGGTGTAAGAACCCGCAGCAGTCAAAACGATGAGCGCTAATTCGCTCCAGCTTTCTAAAAGAAATTCCATAGTTAATGAATTAAGAATTTGTACTTCTCCTGAACATCAAACGAAGGGCAAGCTTTGCTCGAAAATTCGTTGTGTCCGTGGAGATTTAACTTTCCAAAAATAACACGTAAACTTTTAATGAGTTCCAGCATAGCTATTTCCTGCATTTCAGTCATCGTATCCTTTGGCGTTTTTCCGTCTTTTTCTACGCCGCCTACATAGCATATGCCTATGCTGTCTAAGTTGTGACGGTAGGTATGCGCCCCTATCTGGTCAACATCCCTTCCTTGATGAATTGTGCCGTCAAGGCCAATAACAAAGTGGTATCCGATATCTGACCACCCTTTACTCTCGTGCCATCGACGAATTGTATCTACCGACACCTCCTGGCCTTCTCTGGTAGCAGAACAATGAATAATAATCCTAGTGAGGTTTCTCATCGCCCTTGCCCTCGATACTTCTTCTTGTAGTTCTTACTGCTTTTGCGGTTGCTGCACTTCGTCTTTGCGTGGACGCCGGGACGCCTAACGGCTGAATTTGCAATGAATTGAATTACTTTGGGCTTTGCCATTGGTGATATGTAATTAAATCGTCTTGATAGGCTTGCGCTCTCATAGTACTAGTGTAAATCTCATAGATACGCTGGTCAAGCGTCTTGATAACGTCTTTCATTTCGCTGACGTCATCTCTAACAACACATATATCTTCTTTAGCTAAGGAAACCTCAGAAATAACCGCTTGATGCTGAAGGTCTATATATTCTTTTGTAACGGCAGGCGCTGGCAATAATTTAGCTTCTTCCACTTCAGACTTGAGCTGGTAGTATATAGCTGCAAGAGACAGAAGAACTGAACCGATATAAAATATTTCTCTCGGGCTTAAGATAAATTTTGTATCCCCCCCTATATTTTGTGCCATTCCTTGAGATTTTATACTTTATTTCTATCATAAGTTGATTTAATTCAATTGACTTCAAATTTAATCACAAAAATTTCCGTATTTCGAAAGGAAATATTGAAAATCGGCTATCGTTATAAAGTCGTCTTCAACGAGGTTTACGTTGGAGTTTTCGGTTCCAAATGCCGCAAGCAGCATAAGCATATCGCTAGTACCTACGATACCATCATCGTTTAAGTCGGCTATGCAGTCGCAAGAAATAATGGACGCCCGAACTACGTTCATCCACAGCGTCATACGCTCTATCTGCCCATTTGTAAAGTGGTGACGACACGAGTCCACATAGTAATCCATATGGTTGTCTGGAGTGTAGTTGTATAGTCCCGGCGGACATATAGGATTTTCGCAACTCCAGTTAACCTTTGTAGGTGGCGTGTCACACACGTAATCACCCGACTGATTGCACGGACCTAAGTTTTGGCCGCAATAGCTTACGCCTTGGAAAACGTGGCGCAACCCGCAGTAATGCCCTACTTCGTGCGTAATGGTTTTATTTTCATTTCGCAAAGGAAGGTTGCGGTCTTCGTTGAACCCAAAGGCATCGGAGCGAACCCATACGCCATCCCACCCGTTGGGGTTCAAAAAGGCAAACCCGAGCGTGCCTCCGCACATATATGGGGATACATACACATTCATATACCACTCAGGATTCCATTGAATCTGAGTCACAAAAGGAGGCATCGACCAATACGACCCAGGAAAGCATATTGTCCCGTCAAGGTAATCGTCATACCCGTCTAAATCGTGATACTCTATAGCGACAAGGTTTATGCCTATATCGGCTTCTTCCATATCGGAACGAAGCGAATCAATGGCTTCTATGACTTCGTCATTAGGAATAAACGAATGCGTAACGGTATCGTGATAAAGGACGTGTACTACCGTGGGTATTTCTACCTCAGGAGCGCAGTTAAGAGAAAATAAATAGGGATTTGATTGTTCTTCCCCAAATACTTCGCATTGAGAAAAACAAGCGTTAAAAAACAACGTCAGTACAGCACCACACAGAGTTTTCATTGCAGTTATCTCAAACCGCCCTTGCGTTAATTATTCAGGGTCGACAGAAAACCAACCAGCCGCTTCCGCTTCTTCATATGTAAGAACGATAGAGGTGCTAGGAATGATATTTAGAAAGGGTACTTCTGCGTTTTCGTCAATATATTGTCTAAGTTGTTCTTTTTCCGGTTCAGGAACTTGCGGAAACAAAACCCATAAAGCATCGAGCGCAGGCATATGGTCGGTGTGGATACGCTGCATATAGTCGTCAAGACCGCTTAAAGCGAACTGCCCTGTAACGGGGTGTTGAATCCAAGGAAAGACGTATTGAGTAATCTCGTCGGGTTGAGCAACGGAAGCGGGGCGTCGAAGCCGCCATAGTTCGTGACTCACTTCCTTTGCTCGCTCTTCGGAGGTCATACCCTCCATAGCTTCAACTGGTAAAATAATTTGTGCCATTTGTCAAAATTAATAAATATCGTAGAAGGTGTTGATGTTGTCCTCGATGTTCGTGCGGTTGCTGGATTGGTCGGAAGACCAATGTATCAATTCTTGTATTCTACCATTGACTCGGTTAGCCCCATTGCTTCTTTGCCCTATAGAGGCGACAGAAGATGAAGTATTCATTAAACCTGTTACACTATTTGAGCCGACACTGACACTATTCTCATATAAATCAGAAGACCCATTACCGAATCTAGAAGTTGTTAACATTGGGGAGGCTGGGGAACTTCCTTTTGCTGTCTCGTTGGGTGTTGTGCCATAGTGTATGAAACCGTGCTTTCCAGTTTCGTAAAACATTCTAAAAATAACTCCCGCGTTCCAATATGTAGAATTTCCAGCGTCCCTAGTAATTACAGTACAACTCATCATTTCGCCGTCTGTCCATTGTGCGCTTGGCACATCCAAAAAGTCGTTACTACCATCGAAGTCAATTGCAAGCTTCCCGTTCTCCGTAACCACGCCCGTAGTCCCGTCGTAAATCTTTGGCTGACTTGTGTCAGCGCCCTGCGTAGCGTTATTCCCGTTTGTGGACTGGTCCACCCACTCCGTCACGAATCCATTAGCGCTTCCACAGAAAGCAGAGAGGGCGGCAGTGTCAAGAGATTCACCATTAAGGGCATCCTGAACGAAGCCTATATACTGCGTAGAATCGTCAGAGTCCCTGCGTACCTCAACGGCGTTAGTCGCAGAGCTACTTAGCTTCCTAAGGGAGTAGGCTGCCGCAGCACCTGAATACGTGTCCAGCAAAGGAGCAGGAGAGTAATGCGAGAAAATATTGTCCTCGATGCCGGTGCGGTTGCTGGATTGGTCGGAATCATATAGAACGATTTCTTGAATATTGCCGTTAAGAAAAAATGCACCGTCTCTGCTTCCGATAGAGGTTTTGTTAAAATCTGCTCGACAATTATAAGATTGAGTTCCCTGAACTGCGTCTTTGTATACGCTCGTGGTAGAGCTTGCGTAAACTTGCGAAAATAAACTTTGTGTTTGATTGTAGCTGTCGCCTTGTGCCTCGTGAGCGGAAACAAATCGTGTTGCGCCATAAGTAGAGCCTGCGCTTCTATTAAATCCAAGAGCGTAGATAGTGCTGGCATCACTGAAATTGTACAAGTTGGCTTCAGTTGTTGTGTCGGTATGTTTAGCGATAGAAGCTATATAAATATCGCTTTGAGTAAATGGATAAGATGGCATTGCTAGCTCATCATTTGAACCGTCAAACTGCACCGCAGGCTTCCCGTTCTCCGTAACCACGCCCGTAGTCCCGTCGTAAATCTTTGGCTGACTTGTGTCAGCGCCCTGCGTAGCGTTATTCCCGTTGGTGGACTGGTCCACCCACTCTGCCACAAAACCGTCGGAAGTACCGCAAAAAGCAGAAAGAGAGACAGTATCTAAATCGCCCCCAACAAAACCTATAGCAACCTGAGCGTCATCAGAATCTCTTCGAACCTTTACCGCCATAACGGCCTCATTGGAAAGTTGTCGTAAAGAGTACGCCGCAGCAGCCCCAGAATAATCAGCCAATAACCCCGACGTAGGAGCCGTACTTGGCTGATAAATCAGGTAGTTCTTATTAATGTTGGACTCGATGCCTGTGCGGTTGCTGGATTCGTCGGAAGTGTAAATTATAAGTTCTTGCTGTGTTCCGTTCCAATAGTTGGTTATCCCTTCAGTAGCACCGATAAGAGCGTTATTGTTGTGCGTGTTTACTGGTTCGGGGCTTGTTGTTAATGTCAAAGCAGAACCATCAACGAACATGGATAGCGTATTGATGTCGCTTGAGGCCGCCAAAAAATTAGAAACGGAATGCTGACTGTTACCCGTATAAGGACCAGCTGAGTTACCACCCTTAACAGACACAAAAATATTTGCCGCATTGACATTTGTCGCGAATGAATACCTTGTTCCTTGGCCTGTATTTGTTTTAGTTGCGGTATATATAGTTGAATCGGTGCCCCCTGTGTCATTATTCACGCTAAAAATTGACCTCGCAGTTGTTCCGCTGATTACGTTGGAACTTTCAAAATAATCGTTAGAACCATCAAACTCAACGGCTGGCTTCCCGTTCTCCGTCACCACGCCCGTATTCCCTTTGTAAATCTGAGGTTGACTTGTGTCAGCGCTTTGCGTAGCGTGATTTCCATTGCCAGACTGGTCAAACCAGCGGACAATGTAGCCGTTCGTGTTGGTGCAGAATCCGATTAAATCGGCGGTATCTAAATTTCCGTCGCTATCGAAGTAGATGTTTTTCGTGCTGTCGTCGGAAGCTCTTCTAACCGTAATAGCAGCACCGTCATATAATGATGAAAGGCTCCTCAAAGAATATGCTGCCGAGGCTCCAGGATACTCACCAATTAACCCCGTGTCATAGATATCATAGAAGGTGTTGATGTTGTCTTCGATACCTTCACGATTAAAAGATTCATTGGATTCCCAGAAAACAAGCTCCTGCATTTGGCCGTCTAGCTTATTACCGTCAAGATTGTAACGCGCTCCAATCGTTACATTGTCTGCAATATTCGTTCCGGCATTACCACTCGCAATGCTATTACCGTTTAAATGATAGGCGGATGAAGTGCCGTTATATAACAAAAAGTGCAAGTTCTGATTTGTGTCTTTTACGTTTGAAGGAAGGCTCGCTCCGGAAAACGCAGTAAAGCCAAATGATGAACTGTTTTGAAATATTGCTACTCGATTGGTGGCGTCGTCGCCATCAAAAAAGTAATTGATGTCGGTGTCGTCTACTTTTGCCACCATTGACGCAGTAATTGGCTGAGATAAACTCACGGCAGTTATAAAGTAGCTATCAGAACCATCAAAAACCATAGTAGGCTTACCATTCGCGTCCGTCACCACGCCTGTCGTAGCGTCGTAAATCTTTGGTTGCGAAATTTCAAAAGGCGATTGGGCGGTAATCAAATTGCCAGACTGGTCAGACCAGCCCGTTACCAGCCCGTTTCTTCCTTGGCAGTGGTTTGCCAAGGCTACCGTATCTAGCTCGCCAAAAATATTCGAATAAATGTCAAGAGTGGTATCGTTACCATCTTCCCTTACCCTTATGAGTGGACCGCTGTACGAACTGGAGAGCTTTCTAAGTGAATAGGCCGCAGATGCTCCCGTGTACGTGTCGAGCAGAGGCGTGTTTTGAGTGAAGTAGTCGCCTATGTTTTCTTCTATGTCGGAGCGGTTTTTGGATTTGTCGGAAGCGTAGGCAATAATTTCTTGAATTTTACCGCTCCAAAGTGTATCGCTTGAGGGTGTCGAACCGCCGTACCTACCACCTACACTTGCGTAATCGAAAGCAAGTGCAGGGTAAGAAATGCTTACACTATCTCCCGCCGTGCCATCGGCATAGACGGACAAATTCGAACCCGTACTTATTGCCGTGTTCAAATGTTGTGCCGTTCCTACCGTTGCGCTACTTTTTGGCAGGCTTGTCGTAGACGTAGAAAAATCTCGAATGAATGCGCCGACTTTGTTGTCATTTGCCGCTAAAATTCCGATTTGGTCATTCTGAGATAGCGTTGAATTTGAACCGTCTAAGAGGCTGAAACTATATTGGAAGTTACTTGTGTTTGAAGTTTGCGCTACGTGCAACATCGTGAAAGCCTGCGCAACCCCTTCAAATGAATTTTGTGCAACGGTATTAAAGAGAACATCGCCACTGCCATCGAATTGCACCGCCACTTTCCCGTTCTCCTTCACCAACGCACCACCCGTGTAAATCTTTGGTTGAGCAGTAAGGGAGCCTTGACTAACGTTATTTCTGTTACCAGA